GATGCCTGCGCAGGTATCGGTAGTAGAAACGCTTAATAAAAATGAAGATTTAGGCGATTTTAAAGGTAAAACTTGGGATGAGTTATTTAGAGAGGGTAAACTTCAAGAGCTTAAAGAAAAGCATCCAGACCTTTATGACAAAATGAAAAACGAAAAATTTCCTAACCTAAAAGAAGATTAAAAAAATGGCAAGACAAAATGCAAAAGTTCCACAGGAGTTTTGGAGTTCCTATATTGTGGAGAAATTAAGAAAAGACAACCCGCATATCAATTTGTGTTATGATGAATCACAATTTGTAAAAGGCGGTGCTGTAGTGTATATCCCACAAGCAGGAACAAGTCCTGGTGTGGTTAAAAACAGAGACACTTTCCCAGCAACAGTAAGTAAGAGAAAAGATTCAGCAATATTGTATGCTTTGGATGATTTCTCAACAAATCCAACCCATATGCCTTGGGCAGAAGGAATGGAAATCTCCTATGATAAAATGGACAGCGTACTTAGAGACCATGTTGCAACTTTATCAGAAGCTGTTGGAGATGAAATGATTTATAACTGGGTAAGAGGATTTAAACCGACTACAAGCGGAGGTACAACGGCAGAATTTTTACCAGTGTCAAGACAAATTGCTACTTCGGGAGCTGCAACAGCTGTAAATCCAGATGACGGGCAGACAGGAACTAGAAAGGCTTTACACTATAAGGATCTGCAAAAAGCACAAGCTAAGATGAACAAAGATGGGGTGCCTAAATTAAACAGATACGCTATGTTGGAGAGTAACATGCTCCAAGAGTTCATAGATTCTCTTTCTTCTAATCAAATGGCAGCTTTCCAAGCTTCTGCAGATTTGAAAAATGGAATTGTAGGAACCTTTGCAGGATTTACTATTCTTGAAAGAAGTTCTGTGTTAGCCTTTAATGCAACAACAAATGAACCTATTGTTCCAGGTCAAGCCCTTTCAGGAACAGATAACCTTGGATGCTTATTGTGGCAAAAAGACTGTGTTACTAAAGCAGAGGGAGATATTGAATTGTTCCAAGACTTAGGAAATCCAATCTATTATGGAGACATCTACTCTGGTATTGTTAAGGTGGGAGGTAGATGCCGTAGAGAGGACTGGAAAGGTGTATTAGCAATTGTTCAAAAAGCGTAAAATGAGAGAAATAAAGTACATAGCCGTGCATTGCACCGCTACGCCCCAGACGACATCTGTAGAGAGCATTAAGCATTATTGGAAAGCTCATTTAGGCTGGAAGATGCCCGGCTATCACTTTATTATAAAACCTAATGGAGAGGTAGTCCAGCTATTGGAGATAGAGAAAGTGTCCAATGGAGTCAAAGGGTTTAATTCGGTAAGTATCAACATCTCCTACATCGGAGGTGTAGATAGTAAGAATAAACCTATTGATAACAGAACGGAAGCCCAAAAAAGGGCATTGTTTGGCTTACTTAAAAAGTTAAAAAAGCAGTTTCCAAAGGCAATTATCCAAGGGCATAGAGACTTTCCAGGTGTGAAAAAAGCTTGTCCTTCATTTAATGCAAAAGAAGAATACGAACATTTATAATTTACAGCAATGAGAAATGCATATTTAAAAATCATATCTATCTGTTTAGCATTGGTTTTTGCGGTTTCCTGCGGAAGCAGGAAGCCTGCAGAACCGCTAATCATAGAGAACACGAAGACCATTACCAAGGAAACCCTCGTAAGAGACACCGTGGTAGTAACTCAGAGGGACAGCGTAAGGACTGAGGTCATGATAGACTGCCCAGAGGGAGGAACGCCTAAGATTAGAACCATTTATAAAAACCCACCAAAAGGCAGGATATTACAGCCTCCAGAGGTAACACTAAGTGGGAACAAACTCACAATAGACTGCAAGGCGGAAGCCGAAAAATTAGCTCTTAAACTCTATGACAAGTTTATAAAGGAACATGAGAGCCAAAAGATTCCCATTTATATAGAAAAACCCTTTAAGTGGTATCATAAAGGACTGATGTGTCTTGGAGGAATATTTATACTTATCCTGGCACTCTTTGTCCTTACAGGAATATTAAAATGGAAAAAGGTCATTTAAAATAACTTTAAAATTTATTTAAAACATTATGAAAAAGCATACAGCTGCTGCGATAGATTATTTTTCTCGTCATCACAGCAACGAATGTCATATCACTGCTGATGGCAGGGTATTTCACAAAAAAGAAGGAGCAGAGAGCTTTGCTTCTACCCTAGAAGATAGAACCATAGAATCCTTTACCCGCAGGGAGGCCGAAGAATCGGCAGACCAGAACTCTGCTGATGAGGACAAAGTAGATAATGAAAAAGAGCCATTGTCTCCCGATACACCAGATACCTATAATAGCGAAGACAATACCCCGGAAGATGCAGGTACTCAAATTGGAGAAGGCACAGAAAAAATAAAAGAGCTTGAAAACTTGGAGTTAATTCCCAAGAATTATAACAAGATGAAGTCTCTAGCATCTTACTTCAAGTTAGAGGTAGGAGGAAAAGCAAACGCAGAAGACTTAATCAGTGCGCTTACAGAGTTTAAAACTAAATTAGGAAAATAATGCAGGCAACAGGAACACCAAAAGTAATTGTTAATATCAGCAAAGGTAATCTGCAGAGACAGGTGCCTGTGCTGGACAGCACGGCAGGTATCATTGGTACAGCGAAGACTTCATCATTGATAGGTAAAATACAAACGGTGTATTCCTATGATGATGCTGTAGAAAAAGGCTACACAGAAACCGCAGAACCTTATTTGCATCGTCATATCAAAGAGTTTTACGATGAACTTGGCGGAAACCAGGAACTGTGGGTACAGGGAGTGGAAGATACCATGACCATGGAGCAGATGGTTACAGCAACCAATGCTAATGGGCTAAAAAAAATGCTCACTCTTTCCCAGGGGCGTGTTAATATCGTTTTTGTCAGCAGAAACCCTGCAGATTCTTACACACCAGGAACGGGGTTCTTAGATTCTGATGTAGAGAAAGCAATAACTAAATCTAAACCGTTGTGTGAATATCAGCAATCTATTAACCGTCCTGTTAGACTTCTCATCGAGGGACGAGTAGCTAATCTTTCTGCTAATCCATTCTATAAACCAGTAGATGGAGAAAATACCTTTGCAGGAGTAATCTTGGGAGGTAGCCAAAAGGATAACTCTGCTTCGGGAGGTCTGGCTCTTGCTAGGGCTTGTAAGTATGGAGCACATGTAAAACTCGGCAATGGACAAAATGGTGTACTCTCTATTACACAGGCATATATTGGCAATCGTGTTTTAGAAGAATTTACCCCTACAGAACTAGACAATTTTAGTGATGCAGGTTATATCCTGTTTCATAGGAGAGATGGTGCCGCAGGGTATTTCTTTGGGATTGATAAAATGGCAGGAAAAGATGATTTCCATATTCTCGTGCATGGCAGACTGATAGATAAGGCGCAAAGATTAGCAGCAGCAACAACAACTCCGTTTTTAGAAACTTCTGTAAGAATGGAAGCTAACGGCAATATTCATGCTACTGATGCTAAATATATTGAAGATTTGATAAAGTCTCAAATCCGCTCCAATATGGAAGAACAAATCAGCGGAGTTGATGTGATTGTTCCAGTGGAGCAAGACATCATTAATACTAGTAAGCTGTCAGTTCAGGTAAAAATACAACCTCTTGGATATTTGAGCTGGATTGTGGTAAACCTTGGTTTAACAAAAACAATTTAAGAAATGGCAAATGTAAATATAACCTCAAAAGAGTGTGCCTGGTCAAAGTTTGAAGTCAAGCTTTTAGGCAGAACAATTAAGGGGCTTCGTGGATTTTCTTTTAAAAAGACAGTAGAAAAAGAACACTTATACGCAGCAGGAAGTCAGCCAATAGACATCATGGATGGTAATGTAAAGTATGAAGGAAGTATCAAAATATTAGGTTTTGAACTAGATGCTCTTAATAAGGCAGCACAAGTAGCCCAATATTCAGATATCACCGAAGTGCCTCACGAAGCGATTGTTATTACTTGTTCTTATAAGAAAAGTCTTGCCGACCCGATAAAAACCTATACGGCTACGGGGGTGGCATTTACTGAAGCAGGTAGTGAATTAGAGCAGAATGCTAAATATAGAGAGATTTCCCTTCCTTTTTTAGCAATGAACATAGACCATACAGTACTTTAAAATTAAAGAAAAATGAGCAAAGAAAAATTAAACCGAGCTTTTGCTGCACGAAAAGCAAAAGAGGATAAAAAATTAGAAGAAAAACCTAAAAAGGAAATTAACCTACAGCCTTTTGTTGATAGGTTTACACAAGAGAAATTAGATGAATACAAATCTCAATATGGAGGGCGACCACTAATTTATATTGCTGTAGGTGATTATAGGGCAATTCTTAGACCACCAACAGCAGATGACCTGGGCGATTATATGACAGCTATCGGCACTAATGGGATGAGTAAGGCTGTAGCCATGATAATTGAGCAGTTGTGGATTGATGGAGATTTTGAACTGATAGATGATGAAGATATGTTTATATCGGTATTCCTCCAGATGAACAACATCTTAGAGACAAAGAAAGCCGAGTTTTTTCGCGCTTAGTGAAAAAGGGCAAAAGGATTTTAAAGAAGAAAGAGCAGGAATAGACTATTTAATTGTATTCGGAAGTATGCAATTTGGGGCAAATGCCTTAAAAGAATGGGGCGAAGAAACATTTTTCTACCGCACAGGTATTGCCCTTGAAATTTGGAAAGCACAATCAAAAGTGAATTATAGAGATGAGTAATATTGTAGAATTTGCCATAAAGATGAAAGATGTCATGAGTGGAGGACTTAGCAGGCTAAGTTCTACTTCTCAAAGCACCTTCGCCCGTATGGGAAGGCATATTAATGATGTTACGGGTCGAAATAAGACACTCAGTATGAGTTTTTCAGAAATTGAGAAGAAAATACGAGATGCTGAAAATGTAATCAGAAACTCTACTATTCCCTCCCAGATAAGAGAAGCCCGCAGGGAGCTTGCCTCTCTGCAGCGCTTGTCTTCAAGACATGCTGGAAATACAGGAGGAGGTGCAACTTCAAAAGAAGGAGGTTTAGGTAGTGTTTTTAAAGGCACTTTAGCTGCCCAGTTTGCGATGAACGCTGGCTCTGCTTTTCTTGGATTGGTAAAAGATGGTATTGGTGGTGCTGTTTCAGCAAGTATGCAGAAAGAACAATCAATTGCGGGGCTTTCTACATTTTTAGGGAAAGAAGGCGCTACTGAGGCGTATAAAGGAATTAAGGAAGATGCTAAATCAACCACTTTTGACGCAGATAGTCTTTTAGATGCTAACAGAGCTTTAATCTCTGCGGGTATGAACGCTAAAGATGCCAGGGAAGACGCAATGAACCTCGCTAATGCCATATCTGCTGTAGGAGGTGGAAATGATGAGCTTTCCCGAATGGCAGCAAACATGCAACAGATTAAGACCGTAGGAAAAGCAACATCAATGGACATCCGCCAGTTTGGTATGGTCGGAATTAACATCTATGAAATGCTCTCCCGAAGTACAGGAAAGAGCATCGACCAAGTTAAGGAAATGGATGTTACCTATGACCAGCTGGCAAAGGCTCTTGCTATGGCAAGGGATAAAGGTGGGCTTTACGAGGGTGCTTTAGAGGCACAATCTGCAACCATGGCAGGGAAATTAGGAACATTGAAAGGAATGTTTGCAGACAGCTTAACCGACATTGGAGATGCCTTTTCTCCTATTGTCAATAAGTTTTTAGACCTTGGAATAAAGTTCGCTCAAAACATATCCCCAATGCTGGAACAATTACAGCCTTATATCAATGCTATTTCTGATGGATTAGGACAAGCAATAGATTATATTTCAAATCTTACTACTGGCACAGGAGAATGGAGCGACTGGATAGCAATCGCTTCGGAGTATTTCAATCGAGTTTGGGAGTTTACTAAAAGCATTATTGTCTCTGTTTCAAAAATCATTATGGGAGTGGCACAATGGATAGCTAAATCTGAAATCATCAAAGATGTATTTAGAGCCATCGGGTGGCTTTTAGGTAATATCTTGGATGTTATTGGTTGGATAGGAGAAAAACTTGTCTGGTTATGGGAGAATGTTCTCGAACCTATCTTATCTGGAATTGATGAGGCTTATAAGTTTGTCAAAGGCTGGTTCTCTGATGAAGCAGGAAAGACAGTAACGATAGACACTAAAATAAACCCGCCTGATAACCTTCCAAAACCTCCTGAGGATTTAAGTTACCATGCAGATTTAACAAGATTTAAAGACACTTCCATTGGAGCGGCAGAGGACAAGAAAAAGAAAAACAAAACATCAGAGAAAAAAGCTGGTGATACCATTGCAGGAGGTGGCCCAAAAGTAGTCAATATCCATGTAGGTAAATTCTTTGATAATATCCAATTTACCACAATGAATGGAGCGGAAAGCGCCGAGCAATTAGAAAAAATAACATTAGAGTGTTTAGCAAGGGTATTATATAACGGAGCCAAGACAGTATGATAACAATATTTGATTTACACGAGCTTTATAAAACCTATTTCGGGAAAGCCCCTTATTATGTTACGCCAAAAGATTCAGACAAACCACTGACGCAGGATGTAACTTATTCGGGAATTGCTCAAAATCCACACCCAAAAGGTACTATCCACTACAATAGGAATAACATAGCACTCAATAAAATAGGAGCCTACGGGCATGATATATGGTTTCCTATTTCACTCAGTAATGCTGATAGCGGAACTATTGAGATAGAAAACTGCACGGTATCAGTTAATCTGTCAAAAACAATTGTGCGAACACCTGTAAGCGAGCGTAGAGGCACTGTAAAAGAGTGT